TTAAATTCACCTCCTAAAATTAATTTTGCCGTTATGGTATAAATTCCATAACGGCTTATATTTTATCATTTTTTTGCTTTAGTGTCAATGGGTTTGATGAGATTTCACATAAAAATTAAAATAATAAAAATCCTATTTTATTAAATATCCATTTTCATTTTTTTCAAGTCTAGTATTTTGTTTCAAACAAATTACAGGTCTAAAACCGAGCGTGTCATAGCTATATGCTCCATAACTTACCGTTCCACTATGATTTACATACATTAAGCTATTTGTATAGGCCGCAGATGGACTTGCCACCCACATTACATTTGCAAACGATTGTGACTTTATTACGTATAAACTATCATTTTCATCTAACATTTTATCATAATTATCTGCCCACGATGTTCCATCATCAATACTAACTTGGTATCCTGTTGCACTAACAGCGCTCGCTTTATAATGTACGTTATATTTTTGACTATATGAATTAACTACCATTTCTATTGTGGGGCCTCCAATAGCATAATCGGCATTTCCGTCCCCATCTGTGAAATCATTCCAAGCTTCGGTATCTAATAGATAAGACGTACCTTTCATATTTTCAGCTATGCTTGAATAATTCTTTACATTAAAATAATCATTGTTTAGTTTTTTTATTCTTAAGTCCTTAATTCTATCTGTTCCAATTTTATAATCTTCTCTTAATTCATTTCCAAAATACGCACTCCTTGGCATCGATCCATTAGTAGGTTTATTATCGGTCTTTTCTCCTAATTCATTTGTTCCAAAAGGTAAATATTTTGTCTCAATATAATCATCAGCTATTATATATATATTAATTGCATCTGCATAAAATATTTTCCAACCAATTTCTAATCCATTTTTAGGTGTATATCCTAATACCATTTTTCCGTAATACTCGCTTTTATCAGTGGAGTTAGATATATCAGCCGCTTTTATTATACTACTTTGACTATATTCATCTATTTTTTCTTCATAATTACATAATACGCTTTTTTCTTCTTCTTGTGCATTAGAAGTTTTTTCCTTCGCCTCCCCAGCTCTCTTCAAAATTCCATTCTCCCCAGTCAACATACTAATACTAACGCCGTGCCAAAATCAATACAGCAAAATTTACCATTTTTTCTTTTGGTTGATATATCCGGCTTTCGTTGATATTTCAAGGTTTAAGCTCTCTTATAAGTTTTTTTACGTTTAATTAAAAATTCAGTGGTTAATAACAATTTAATAACAATTTGCCTATTCTATTTATTATTAAATCCGAATGCAATTCCTCTTTTATATACCTTCAAAAATATTTTTCTAAATAATACTACAACAATTCTTTCTCTACAATTCAGGTCCTTGATTATTTCTTTTACAATGTTATTTTCCATAAAAATTCCTCCTTGACATTTTATATCAAAGAGCATATACTTAAATTACACTCTTTGACGAGTTTGGGTTAGAGATAGTTTTTTGGGAAAATTTGGCTATCTCTAACTTTTTTTATATTATACAATATTGTTAAAATTAAAATCAAACCCCGTTTTCGACAAAAAAATCCGCAAAGCCTTGAAAACTCTACGAATTATTTTTGAAATTTTTTTAATTTTTTTTAGAAATTGTTCTATTCCTTAAATCGTGCCAGTTTAAGCCCGAAATATACTTTATACTTTCCGAGTTTAGTAGATCTTTTTCTTTTGCATATCTGTTCCATTCTGGAATCGACGGAAACTCTGCAAAGTCTTGAGTTATCTTTTCTATAGCGTTTATTGATTCTACATATTTTTTATACATTATACTTTGACGAGAATATTGAACTTCTTTTTTGTAATATGAATTTATCAACTTATCAAATCTTAAACTTATTCTATTTGTTTTTTCAGAGTTTAGTCCATATTTATCAATCGAATCGCTTAGTCTCTTCCTTAAACGTTCAAATCTATCTATTATTATCATATACAGACTAATTCCTTATCTTGTACAATTCTGTTATATCTACCTTTAAAGCTTTAGATATCAGAATTATTGTTGTCAATTTTGGATCACGTTCTTGTCTTTCTATTTTGCTTAAATGACCTTTACTGATCCCTGATAATTTAGATAATGTTTCTAAACTCATATTTTTTTCTTGTCTTATTTTTCTTATTAAAATTTCAATTCTCATAAATTCACCCATCTTAATATGTACCAAATTCAGTTCATTATTCTTTTAACACATATTTAGTTGCATTCGGGCAACTTATGATAATTAAAAAGAGAGCCTGTTTAAGCTCTCTTATTGTATATATTTTTCCGTTTTAGTTTCCATAACACTTTATTATATCTTCATCCTCTATCAATCTTTGTGAAAATTCATGTGATTGCAAACCTGCTCTAGCTCTCATCCATGGCAATTCATTATGTGTCATTTTTTCAAGTTCGTTGCCTGAATACTTTCCATATACATTATATATTATATCTAAAAATTCTTCTACTTCCTCATCTATATCCAATTCAGATATAGATGAAAATTTTTTGTAGTTTTTCATACTATCGAACAAACTTCTAAAAACTGGTCCATGTACCCAAGCTTGTGGTTTTTCGTCAAATAGTTTTTTTCCATTATTTTTTACCATGTACCAAGAATATGCGTAATATACTAGCTTTTGAATTTGAATATCCGTTAAATTAGGATTTTTAGATAAAAAATATTGACCTATTATTGTTGCGTTTAACATTTAGACCACCTCTTTCTTTTCTATATACTTTTCTACAAAATTTCTTCCTTTTTCTGTCAGTTTTACAATCTTGTCATCCTCCGAAGGCTCGATTATGTTTAAGAATTTTAATCCGTCATATATTGTATCATATTTATTTCTAGCAATTTTATTAATTTCTTTTTTTGAAAACTTTATATTTTTCTTGTTTCTCTTTTTATATCCTTGTATTATTCTGCTTTTAAATTTATCTTTTTCTATGTATTTTTCATTATAAATTATATGCAATAAACTCTTTGCCTCTGCATTTATCATATTGTATGTTGCAAACTCTCTCAATTTATCATTTTCTTCTTCAAGCTCGTTTTTATTACATTCTTTACATTTATTTTTTGCATTTTTTCCTTTATCTATTCCTAAAAGAGCCTTAGTTTCATTTATGGCATTTTCGCTATCACTGCTTGTTTCTTTTGTTATCTTTTTTATAACCTCTTTCTGTTGATTAATATCTTCTATTTCTGCTTTTACATGTTCTGCCATTATCTTTTTATCTCCGAATGTAAATGAAAAATTAAAATTTTTAAATACATCTCTTATTATGTTCCACTTCTTAAAAAACCATAATAAGATTCCAATTCCCAATCCAATATACGCAAAAATGTACATATTATTGAATATATTTATTATTTTTTCAAATTCGTCTACACTTTCAAAAACTTTATAATATAAAAAGAATTTTAGCAAAACAGGAAATATAAACGGTATTGTAAATACAATTAAAATTACTACTATCATTTTCAGTACTGAAACAAAAAATTCCTTCATATTATTATTCCCCTCGCCAATATTTTATCATAAATTTTATATTTTTCAATACTTTTAAAAACTTTATTTTTCTTATAAAAATCGACCTTTCAAAATCAATTTTAAGCCATTTTTATTTTTCTTTCATATACTTTTATGTCTTGATTTTTAAGCATTTTGAGTACTTTTAAAAATTTTTTAACTTTTTTTGAAAAAAGCATTGACATACTCGTACGAGTATAGTATAATGTATTTAACATCAGATGAGGGAGGTGATTTTATATGATATCAAAATTAAAAAAAGCTTTACTAAATACTAAGTTAGCCGTCAAACTAATAGATAAGTATTTAGCAAAGCGATCTACAATCGATATAGCAAATAGCTTTAAATTCGATTAAATCTCGAGAGGATGTTTCCTCTCTTGACAATAATCATTATATATGATAATTAAGAAAAAATCAAGAGAGGTGTTGTAAAATGGAAAGAAATACAAAAAAAGAATACAAATGGTCAAAGCAAAAATATACTAGAATACTTGGTGACATCGATAAAGAACTTGGTGAAGAATTAAAAGAAAAATTAAAAAGTGAAAACAAATCAATTGCAAGCTGGATTACAGAAAACGCAAAAAAATATTTGAAAGAAAATAAAAAATGAGATAAGACTAGACCAAATGGCTAGCACTCAAAAAAGGAGAAAATTATGGAAGCAATAAGTAAAATAATAAAAAATGGATTAGAACAAAATGCAAAAGAGTTAAAATCTGAAATATTAACTTTAAATTTTTATAAAGAAATTTTAGCTAAAAACCCAAACTTCGATTTTGATATAAAAATTGGTTACAGCGCTGGCGATAACTTATTAGAATTATATTACACAATAAAAGATGAAGAACACGAAATTACAATTCAATTCTTAATGAATGAATTAACATTTAATTTTAAATGTTATGAAATCACTTCAAATTTATTAAAATATGCTGAAAATTATTTTAATAATAAAGAATTTAAAATAAATATTGGCGATTTTGATGGAGATGATTATGTTGGAATCGTAGAATATATAAAGAGTTTTTATGAAAAAGGTGACAAAATAAACTTGTTTATTTACGACGAAACTTTAGATATTGATATATATTCAATATAGCAATTCATTGTAGAGGCAGACTAACCATCTGCTCTCATCATCTTTTATGAAAATGGAGGGACAATATGGCAACTGCAAAAAATTATGTTGGAACAAAAATAGGAAAATTTGAAATTTTAGAACAATATTCTAAAAATACCGTTGTTTATTTGAAAACAAAATGTACTTTATGCAGGAAAATAGCTTGGGTTGCTCAAAAGCATATTGCTTCAAGGAAATGCTGTGAAAGTAAATCAAGTTCAACTCAATTTAAAGCATTGGCTTTAAAAGGACAAATTATAAACGGAATTGAAATATTAGAAAAGACGGACAAAAAAAGACGTGGGGCTTATTTGTGGAAATGTAAGTGCCACTGTGGAAATATATTTTATGCTGAAGGCTACAGAATTAAAAATGGAGAAATATCAAGTTGCGGTTGTAAACGTAGAGTTTATAGAGAAGATAATTTAAAAAAAGCACAAAAAGCTTTTGCTCATAACTACAAAGATGGCACTTGTATAGCTTTAATAAAAAATAATAAATTAAGAACTTCTAACAAATCTGGAATTGTCGGTGTTTTTTATTCTAACAGTAAGCATAAATGGGTTGCTCATTTGACATGCCAAAATAAAATGCATAAAAAAACTTTTAATACTAAAGAAGATGCAATAAAATACCGAAAAGAATTAGAAGAAAAATACTTTAAACCGATTCTGGAAAAATATAATCAAGCAGATTAGAAAAATCTAATCTGCTTATTTTTTATTTGTAAACATTGTTTTTTACATATAAATATTTTTTAGTTTTAACAATATAAACATAATCAACATTAGAATTTACATTCTTGATTATTTTTACTTGTGTATTTGCTAAATAGGTTTTTGGACTTGTTAAATTTGATTTCGAATATAGTGTAGTTCTATATTTTAATCTTTTATATTGCCCAACAGTGCTTTTTACTTTTGTACTATTAAATTTTGTATTTGAACTTTTTAGATAATTATTTGTATTTATATAAGCTATTCTGCCTGTTGCATTCACTTTGACTTTATCAACATAAGAGCTTATGTTGCTTAATATTGTTACGGTTGTATTTGCTTTGTAAGTATATCTTTTTCCGCTTAAATTTGAATTAGAATACAATGTGCAAGCTTTTATTTTTTTAGTCTGTCCTGTACAGTTCACTTTTTGAACTGCTTGAGATATGTAAGCAGTTGTAGATAAGTAATCAGAACATACCCATCTATTGTCTCCTATTCTGCTCCAGTTTCCGTTAGTTTCGTATACTGTTACCATTTCACCATTTTGCAAACTTCCAATTTTATTGTAATTTGAACCTGCTCCACTTCTTATGTTTAAACTTGAATTTACTTTTACATATCTTGTATATGCTTCAGTTCTTACTTCGCCGTCTGTAGAGTTATTTGTATCTACTTTATTAGTATCATATTTGTAACAGAAAAATTGCTTATAATTAGCATATTTTTTGAAATTATCTATACTGCAATAAACTGTGTTACCTTTAACCTCTACTTTGCCTCTGCGCGTTGATGTTTCAAACTTTCCCGAATACAAATATGGATCGTATATTTTTAGTGTATCATTGTCTACAGCATAAATTACTATATAGTGTCCGGCCAGAAGTGAAAAGTCCGGTTCCGACCGAACAGATAACATAATTATTATTTCTTAATTTATTTAACATTGTTTCAAAATTTGATGTTTCTTGATATTCAATATTAAATTCATCTGCAATAGCTCTGTATGCAGACCAATATGTACCGTTATTTGCTGACCTATAGCCATACTTTACAAATGTATCTGCTACATCTGTTACTGATACATTTCCTACTATACTATCAATTATCATTGTAGCACTTGCAACACCACAACCACTTGAACCTATTGTCTGACTCGTGTTATTTGTTGCTGTGTATGGATAATATCTCCATCTATTATCTATCTGACTTATATAAGTTAATTGTGGTTGTCCTTTTGCTTCTAGTCCCCAGCTTTCAGCTTTTCCGCCTTCATAAGCAATTTCTCCTTGAAGTTCAAAGCCTTCATCTTCAACTTCTTGTACTTCAAGATTTTGTTCATCTGATTCGGCCATTTGAGGTATTTCTGTTGATGATTGGTTTAGGTCCTTTATTTCGTCTTGAATAATGTTTAGTGCTTCGCCTATTTTGTTTTGGTCTATTTCTCCAGTTTTTTGATATGTTACATATAAATCAATTATTAACGTTATAATAATTGATATTATTAATACTATCCCCACAATCTTTTCCTTGTCCATTCTTTATCCCCCTTTAATCTATAATTTCAAATTTCTTTACTCTTTCCAATATATCTTCAACAAACGAATTTCCCTTCATTAAAAAATAAATATCTGCACTATGATTTATACTCTCTAACTGATATTTGGTTATTTGCTTCTTGTCTTTGCATCTATCATATACTGCTAATATATCATTTCTTAAGCTACATTTTGTCGCTTGTATCATTGCAATTGAAAAAGAAAAGAAGGCTATTGCTAGCCCTCCGAGAAATGTTATTAAAAACCAATACTCTTTTAAAAATTCAAGAAATTGCATTATTCTGCCTCCTCTTTTGTTTCTTCTGTAGTTTCAACTTCTATGTATGTGTCTTCAACTAATAATGTTAATTCGCTGTATTCTTCATCTGTTATTTTACTCATTGCATAAAATACATTTAATTTGTTTTCTATGTCTACTTTTTCTTTATAGTATTTTTTAACAATTAGTTTCTTTAATAATTCTGTTATCATCTTATTCCACCTCACTTTCTACTTCTTTTTGCAAGTTATCTAACAACATCGCGCTTGTTTGTGTTGTACTTATTAATTGCTTTATTTCGTCTATTTGATTTTGTAAATTGTTATTTTGAGTATTTGGGTCTTTTGCATATTCTACATTCATAATTGGACCTGTTTCATCAGTGCTATAAATATGTGTTATGTTTTTATATGTGTGCAATGTTTCTTTTATTTTTTTAGCTACTACTTTTTGCTCGTCTGTAAAATCAAGCTCATCTTGTGTAAATATTTGAAAATATAAAACAAGCGGATTTCCAGAATTATACATTTCTACTAATTTATTTTTCCAAGCTTCTAGAGTTGTTATTGTTGAGTTTGAACCAAGATTAAATCTAAAATCCACATGATTCGGTCTTAAATTTGCTGTGTCAAAACCAATTTCATCTATTCCCCAAATATTATTTTTTTGAGTAAAATAATTACACAAAGCTTTTAAACCTGTTGGTATACCAAATTTAGACGCAATTTCATCAGGCGAAACATAAAAAGTAGGATATATATTTCCCGATTGCAACCAATTTTCTGTTCCATCAAATATTAATTTGACCCATTTATGTACTTCTTTTTCGTTTTCCCAATCAAAATAGTCCCCTTTCAACATCTCTTGTTGAACTGTCATTGTTATTGTTTGTTCTTGATGTGCTTCGTAATCTGTTGCTTTGTTTTCTCCTTCAAATATCATTTCCTCTGAATAAGTATTTACATCCATACCAGTTGCATTAAAAATTACAATATAGCAATTATTTTTATTCATCAATGCTTTTATTGCTTCTGTTATTTCTATTACACAATAATTTATTTTATTTATTTTGTCATATAAAAGCTTAGATATTTGCAAAGACTCTCCCGTAATGCTATTTTCTACAAAAACAGTAGAATTACTATAATCAACATTGCATTTAAACTGAATGACATATTTTTTATTTAATTTTAAATTCATATCGTCTATATTTATTGTTAACCTGTAATTGCTACTTGCTCCAGCAGAAGTTTTATTTTCCCATTTGTTTTTTTGTAAATTTTTATTGCATACTCCTTCATTAATATTATCTTTAACCGTTTTAATTTCAGATGAATAGTTTAAACTCGGACATTCTGTACTTGATGTTATAGCAGGAATATTAGACGAAGTATCTCCTCCAGTTGAAAACCAGCAAAAAACATATACGTATTTAGCACTTTCTGTTGTGGTGTATGTATTATCGCTTTTACTTAGTTCTTTTTCATTTTTCAATGTTTTTATTGTTGAATTTCTATCCCATTTTTCACTACTCTCAAATGCTTTAAACCTAGAAGTTGATACATTTCTTTTTATTGTATATTGAGTGTTTGCTTTACATTCAAATTCGGCAACTTTTCCTAATTTAGATGCAGATAATGTATTTCCTCCTGTTATTACAGCATTTAACAATTCTGTTTGTATGTTTTTTATTGTTTCTTGAGAATGATTCCCACTAACGCCAAACTTCTTAAACCTCGCCCCAGCGCTATCCTCCAAATCAATGCTTTCTCCCTCTGCTTCTCCAACCAAGCTAATACTTTCTATATCGCTTCTCAATCTCTCGTTCTCAGCTTTTACTTCTGTATTTTCAACTTGCAAAGCTTTTATATTGTTTTGATTTACTTCTATGTCTTTTGCATTTTTTTGTATGTTTGTATCTTGCTCTGTATTTTTCTTGTTTATTGCTTCTATAGCTGTTTTATTTCCAGTATTGTCTTTTTGAAGATTTTTTAATTCGTCTGCATTTTTATCTAAATTTTTATTAATTCGTTCTATATTTTCATTAACACTTTGAGAATATTCAGTCAAAGCATTCCAATTCTCATTCAAATATTTCTCCAAATCAAACGGTTTTGTATTTGTTGAAACTTCGGTGTGTTCATTAAATTTTAAATCTTTTATCTGACTCATATTTCCTCCTTCCTAACTTCTTCTTATCCACATATATCCAACGATTTCATAAGGTTGCATATTGTTGTGTGGTTGACTTCCTCCAGTGTTTTCATTCCAAACATAATCGCTCCCTTTGACTTCCACTGTTCCTGCGTTTTCATTTCCTCTCAAAATTTCTCCCCATGTGTTTACATCTGTATTAGAGCCTACTTTAGTTTTAATAAAACTATTATGTGTATGAGATGCAATTTCGGATACAGTTAATATATGTTTTTTTTCTCCGCCAATTTTTCCAATTTCGTTCAAATCAAGATCATCTTCATCTACACCAAGACAAACTTTTCCCTTCAATCTTTCCCAAGTTCCAAAGTTTAAAATCTCACTTGGATTTGTTTCATCTTGAGTTATATATGTTGAACCAATCGGGAATACAAGTTCCATTAATCCTACTTGCATATTATTTAAGACTGTATCACTTAAAGCTGGTTGAGCTCCATTTGTAAAAGTTGTATATCCCATTATTTTTCCTCCTTGTCTTTTAATTCTCTTATTTCTTTTTGCAGCTCTTCTACTTGTGTACTTAATTCTTGTATTGCTTTACAACATAAACTTGTAAATGAATAATTATCTACACCTTGATTATCAAGACTTGTAACTTCTTTTGAATAATTGAAGTTGTCTCCAATTACAAATCCGATGTGTTTTTTGTCTGTATCTTTTTCATTTCTCAGGTTATATTTGTATATATCAATTGTTTTTAGTATATTTAAAGCATTATCTTGTAATTTTTCAAAATTCTTTTTATTTTCTTGTAAAGATGTTTGTGTTACATACGGTGTTGTAATATGGTCTTCGTACATTGTACTGCCTCCAACTGTAATAGCATCCGGCAACATTGCAGCACTATGTGAACCTTTATTTACACCTATACTATCTGATACCATATAAGCCATATAACTTGTATTTCGCGAATCGTCTGAAAATACCCTTACACCATCATTCAATGTATTACCCCACATCTTTAGATTTCCGCCTTGAATTTGTGAATTTTTCATTGTTGCACTGTTGCAAGTCATATTTCCATTTGTATCAACATTAAAATTATTGCTTGAAATTGTTGTGTTATCTCCTGTCAAACTGATATTTTTTCCGTCGAAGACTGATTTTTTTTGCTTCAATTTGAACTTGTTCAGCACTTTGATTAATTTTTGAAATAATTTCATCGTTTCCAACCTTCTTTCTAACTTCACTGTTGATTTCTTCTGCTTTTATTGTGATTGCACTATTCATTTCTTCTGTTGTACTATATCTCTCTAACTTTTTATTAGTTTCTAATGTTATTGTATCCGCAGTTTGTTTTATCTCACTGTTCATTTCAACTTTAGTAGCAAATACGTCTGTATAATCACTCTTTATTGCCCATTTTGCATTTATTCTTGCTGTATAGTTTTGAATTGTTATTGTATTATTTCCTTCTTTTAGCAATATTTCAAGTTTTCCTAAATCTTCTATTTTTTCTTTCGCCTTTGTTGTTCCGCTCTTATTTACTCTTCTTATTACTTTAGCTTGTCCATTTGCTAATACAAATTCATCACATACTTCATTGTTTGACCTTAATACATCTAATATGCCTAGTTCATAAATAGTTTGATTATTATCTTTATCAACTACTACTATTCGACTGTCTCCATATGAATATAAATCATCATTTGGATACAATGTATCGTCAGGATATAAATAATTAAATACAGTGTTGTTTCCATATATATGTAATTCAAGTAATTTTCCTTCTACACAATTTGCCAATGCTATTGTTTTTATGCCTTCAACATCATTTGTTAAATCTTCTATACTACTTACCTTATCACTTATGCTTTCTAATGTTTGCTCATGTTTTGTTAATTTTTCAGTATTCTTTGTTGTTTCTTGTGCTAATTGTGTTAATTTCAAATTTTCTTCATCTATTTGGCTTTGTATTTTCCTATTTATAACTTTCTGACTTTGCTTTCTGGTTGTTGTTTCTTGTTTTTGTTTTATTGCTATTTTACTTTTTATATCAGCTATAAATCGCTTATTTAATGTCATTTCACCCTGATAAAGTATTTTTTTACCATCAATATCAATAATATCACCCATATCAACTGCGGGATTTATTATTGTTGTTCCTTCAAAACTATAAAAATCCAAATCTTTTATAGAGTCATATATTTTTTGAATATCATCTTCTTCACTAATAAATAAATTCTCTTGTCTAAGCCAAAGAGTATCTTTTGTTTCATCTCCTACTTTAAATGATTCTGTTCCATTCTCATAAGCAACCCTTGATATTTGATGTTGTTCTCCCCATTTATAAGTTTTAAATAATCTTTGAGGAATTTTCTCTTCATCTTCTCCAAGCTTCTTTATTTGAATTTTACCAGTTCTACTAGCACAACAAAAGCCTCCAGCTTTTTCTGCAATGTAACTCATATATTCTCTTGCTTTTATTTCGTTGTCATAAACATATATTTTCTTATCTGAATTGAGAAAAGAGCTCGTTTCTAATTCAAGCCCTTTCTTTTCACATATATCTTCTGCTATTTCGCTTAGAGTTGCATAACCTTTGTTTTTCATCAATTCACTAGCATCATAATATCCGTCGTCTGCATCTAACTTTATAATATTATCTACAGCTTTTATATTTATTATATTGTTATCCTCGTCATCGTAGTCATCTACATTATAAATTCCGTATCGGTATCATCTCAAAGCTATCATCATGTTTTGCTAGACTTTTTACTTGTAATTTATTAAAATCACATACTAACATTTTATTTAGCTCTGCAACAGTTATAGCATGATTTACTAAAATACCATATTCTATTCTTATTGTCTTTGCATTCGATATTCCAGATTTTTTATGTATTTTCATTTCTATGTATTGACTAGGAATGCTTCCTAATTCTAATTTTTCATCAAACAACTCTCCACCTTTTTTGAAGTCTAGTAGATATTTGGGATTTAATAATACATCATCTATATAAATATTGATAACTGTTAATGCATTGATTTTATATATTGTTTTTATTGCTTTTTCTGTTAATCCTTTATACATCATTTACCTCCAAAACAATTTGTTTTTGTGCTTCCGTTAGTTCCTTTTGCATCAAATTAAATGATGTTTTCCATTTTGTTTTCTCTGTTGCCGTTCCTTTTTCTGTCGTTATCATATCAACTTTCCTTTTTGAAACTCTAAACTTAGCTCCTTCTAAAAAGCCACCTTTTACAACTGGAACTTTAATATCCAAAATAAGTGGATTTTTAAATGTTTTCTGGCACAATTCTTCCGCTTCTTCCTCTGTATTAAAATCCCAAGACATAGAAAGCTTTAACATTCCTACTGCAATAGGATTATCAATCAAAGAACCATCATCGCTTGATGTATAGCTGTCTTTGTCTGTATCTTCTATGTCTGCACTATATGTGGAAGGTGTTGGCAAATTTTTTTCTTCTCCATGTTCTCTCCATAACATAATTTTATCCTCCTACTAAAGCTTCTAGGTCTTTTCCTGTCCTTCTTGTTCTGTCTCTTAAATCATCTAGTAATATTTGTCCTAGTTTTTTGTCTCCTACTTTTACAGTTAAATAAATTGGTCTATCATTGTTGTTTCCACTATAGTTAGATAACACATCTTCAAATGTATCTCGCATTATGTTTTGCGGTGTAAAAATTTCTGGGTTGGTTCTAGCTCCCGAATATTCACCTGCTAATACTGTTGTGGCTTCTGTTAACACACCACCTTTTGCAAGTTGTGGTATCTGTGGCACATTTATTGTTCCTATCCAGTTGAATGGCGTTAGTCCCATTATATTTACATCTTTAAGTTTTTTTAAGGCTACATTTAATCCATTGAATGGAACACTTATTACTTTGTTTATTCCAGATATAATCGCATTGACTATTGATTTAAGACCACTTAATATACCTTCTTTTATACCATCAAATATTTTTCCTCCTGTGCTAAACACATTTTTTACAGCCTGCCAAGCTTGACTAAATTTGTCTTTAAACCAATTTGGTATATTCCCAAATATAGATGTAATTCCGCTCCAAGCTCCTTGTGCTCCATCTTTTACTTTGTTCTTTATGTTTTGCCAAGTTTCAGAAGTTTTATTGGTTACTTGTTGCCAAATATTGCTTATGGAATTTTTAATGTCCGTAAATTTTTGAACAGCTGTACTCTTCATATCCTCCCATATTTGTTTTACATTATCTATTAAACTTGTTATTCCATTTAATAAACCTTGCATTATAAAGTTTCCTAGTTCAGCCATTACTGTTGATGGTGAATGTATCCCAAATGCGTTTTTGAATCCATTAATAAATGGTTGGAATATATGATCATTGATCCATTGTCCTATATTTGCTATAGCATCTACTATTCCTTTGAATATTCCTTCTACTACATTTCCTCCACATTCTTCTATTTTTTCTTTAAAAAATTCCTTTGCTTTATCTAAAGCTTCATTTATTTTTTCTCCTATTATCATTCCTAAATTAACAAAGCTTGCCAAAGCACTTCCCAACATTTCAAACATTGAGTCTACAATTCCATTCCAATCTATGTTTTGGCAAAAATCAATTAATCCTTGAACAATAAAACTCCAATCAAAATTTTTGAAAAATGCTGTTATTCCATTTAAAGCTCCTTTTATGCCTGTGCTTATTGTGTCCCCCAAAGCTCCCCAATTTGTATTTTTAAAAAATCCATTGATTGCATTGGCAACGGCACTCCCTAAACCTGACCAATTAAATGTATGAACAAATGATTGAGCAAGATAGATTGCAGTATTTATTCCTTGTGCCACGGTATTTCCAACTTGGTTCCAATCTGTTCCTGCTATAAATCCATTTAAAAATTGTGCAACATTAGTTCCAATTTTTTTTGCTGTATTTTGAATTTTATCCCAAGGAATACTGTTCATTGCTTCATTTAACTTTTGTCCAATTATCGAACCAACTTCATACCAATTTCCATTTTTTATAGCATCTAGCAAACTATTCGCTGGATTTAAATTTGACATATCTCCCACATTAGGGCTTGTATTACTATTATGATCTCCAACATTGTTTATTTCGCTATGGACATTTGACAATTGTTTACTTGTATTTTTAGCTTGTTTCTGTGCATTTTTAAATGCATTTGCACTTGCATTGGCAAATATATTTACACCTGTTAATGCATAAACAACACTTTGAACTGCTTTCATTAGTTTGTATACTAAATTTGTTACAAATTGAATTACAGGAGCTAATGCACTTCCCATTGCGTATTTCATATATTCAATATTTGCACTTAATTGTTTTGCTCCAGCATTTTGGCTCGATAGCCACGAACTTGCACAACCACTTAAAACCGAATATATTCCTCGTAACGAAAATAAAGCCATAGCATATTTTAAAACATGTCTTAGTCCATTTTTAACACCTGTACTCAGCCCCTTTATGTTGTTTGTAATATTTTGAGTTATCTTTGGTAATCCTTTAAAATTACTATTTAGATTAGATATGCTAGGTTTTACTTGTTCTATTTTTTGCTTAAATGCACCAAAAAAACTACCAAATCTATTTTGAGTAGTTGCTGTTTTATTTGTTTCTTGTTTTAATTGTGTCATTTTACTTTTGGCTTCTTCTAATTGTTTGTTATACATTTCTATTTCTGTGTATAATTTTTGTGCCTGACTATTTAACAATGTAAAATCTTTATTTGCTCCCAACGCATTATTAACTGTTGTATCCATTGCTTTATCATTAGGATTTATTCCCTCTGGTGTTACACTTTTTCTTGTATCATCTACTATTTTATCAATCTTTGGATTTATTACGTTTAATTTCATTTGTCGAGCATTTATTTTTTCTTGTAAACTATCTATTTGTTTTTGTATTTGAGATATTTGTTTTTGCGCATCTTTGTTGTTTACTTTAATTGCTATTTCGTTATTTTCAGAGGTCTTTTTTAAGTCCTGCATTTTCTTTTTTATAAAATTAACTGCTTGATGTAATTTACTTGTCATCGCCTTTGTGTCCACTTTCGAAAAAGTTTCTTGGACCTGTTTCATTTTTTCTTTTATTGCAGCTAACATTTTTTCAAATTCTTTTAATGCTTCTTCTACTTTTGCAGTTACTATTATTTCTATTTCTTCAACAGTAATACGTCATCCCTCCTTTCTTGCTTTTAATTTTTAGCAAAAAATAAAACACCTACCTACAAGTAAGTGTTTTATTTTTTCCAATTATTTCCACAATCTTGACAGACACACATTGTCTTTGTTGTGTTCTTTATCTTTTTTCTTTTTCCTATAAATATTGCTGCTAGCAATGCTGGTATAGTTAAAAGTGTCCATTTTACTGGTATCCACCACCATCCTACGCATAACCACCAAAGTAAACCATGATGTTTCGTCACTAATTTCTGTTCATTAATTATTTGAAAATTCACATTTTCACTTCCACATTTTGGACATTTCATCACTTTTCCCCCTTTTCAAAAAGAGTATATTACAAAAGTTGTCAAAATGCAACAAAATATTATTATTTTTTGAATAAACCTTTAAACATACTTTCAATTGTCACTAACTTCGGTCTTTCATTAGACATACTGTCTGCCATAATTAATTTATTTGTGGCTGCTTCTTGTATTTGAATTTGTCTTTTAAAATCATCTTTCATCTTAATCACATTCATACTGCAAAACAAATATATTTCTTTGTATCTCCCATTCCAAAATTGGTCTGGTAACATACCAAAATAATAAGCCAATGGTTCTAATGAAAGTATAATTTGAGCTAAACTTTTAGTGCTTTGCACATTGTCAATCAAGTCGCTTATGCTTGAGCTGTTATTTGTGATGCTATCTCTTTTTCTGTTATTTGCGAAATAGCTTTCTCTGCTGACATCTTGATTAACGCTTCCATATCTATTCCTGATAGCGGATTGGAAATCTTCTGTTGTAAGTCCTCTTTGCTTGCTTTGTTTCTGAAAAAACCCTCTTCATTTATTGCCTCTGCTAATTCCATATATATATCTGAATAAGTCTTTCCTTGTTCTTCTTTGTAATCATCTATAAAATCATATACTTCGTCACTTGTTTTAAAAGGTTTCATTCCTGCTTCATCTTCCGCAAATGCAAAAATGATTTTTGATAATGAATCCAAATCATTTTCATTCATTGCTTTAAAATACAAATCCTCAAAATTCTTTCCTTTTAATATATTTGATATGTTTACTATTTTTCTTGTTGTAAACACTAATTTTATTATTTTAAATTTTGTTACTAATTCCATATTTCTCTCCTTTGCAAAAGAGAGAAGGCTTTTATTTTATTGCCTTCTCTTTATTTGTGTCTATTTGGGCTTGTTCTGAGACGACACTTACATCAGAACTAGGCTGTGGGAAAGCCGTCGCTTTCTTCCACATCACTATTTTTATATATTGTCACTGTTTCTTTTAAAAACTCTCCAACTGATATTTCTCCCATTGTAACAAACATTTGTCCTTTTAATGTTCTTACTAGTGGTTGACTTCCTGCTGGTGCTGTATGTGCTGGATTTTGGAAAAACCAATATAAATCCTTGTTCATTAAATTTCTTAATTTTTTATGTTGTGTCTGTGTAAAGTATATATCTAATTCAATATTGGATGCTTTTTTTATTCCTGGTGCAGAAAATTCATAATCTAAATCTAATGCAGAACCTGTTACTGCATCTGGTGCTTCTTCTAATGCTGGTATTTTCTCAGTAAAAGCCACCTGTGTTCTTTCTCCCGTTTTTGTTTCAGCATACCAAACTTTTACCCACTTACTGATATCAGGCATTTGTTCAGCTGTTGTATTTATATCTTTTATTTCATTACTAGCCATTTAATTTCCTCCTATTATCTTATAAAATCAAATGAGTTCATTATTGCATTATAAATAACCTCAAATGTTACTGTTATACCATATTTTTGCAGTATAGAATCATAAACTGCAGGGCTGGTATTGGTCCTTGTAAAATTTAATTCTTGAAGTTTTGCGCTAACTTCATCTGTCATTTGCATTGCTTGACGTTGTTTTTCGTTCCAGCAAGTTATCGATATTTGAAATGTTGACTTTATCGGAAATGCATTTTCGGTTTTATTTACAGACTTTAAAGGTGTATGTAATTCCAAGCAAGGGAATTTACTTGTTGTAGTCGGATTTGTTAATATTTGTTTATATTCTAGTACTTCTAGCTTTTCATAAACTAAATCAGAAAACTCTTTTATACTTAAATCTCTCATTTACATATCTCCTTTAACATTTCATCTAATTTTTTCTTTATTATTTCTGTATTTTCATTTCTACTTTTAAATTCAGAATCACTTAAAAAGTGATTTGCTTTTGAGCCTACTGCAACATAGAATTGTTCTCCTTTTATGGTTACAATTGGATAACTTAATGACCTACCGACTTTATTCACAGGTATATACCATTCTGTATAACCTGATTCGATAAAGTGTTTTGTTGTACCTATGTGCTCTTGTTCTGCATATTGTCCGAGTTCCAAAATATTCAAACCATAAATAAGATTGTCCATTTTCAGTCATAAATTTAGAAGGATCTGCATAAACCCTTCCTTTTACTTCTTTAGTAGACATATCAATCATTTCAACTAATATACCATTTGAATTATGGCCATTCTCCAACCTTATTGCATATCCTTGAATATTTTTTAATATATCTTCCGTTATTTCCTTGGCTATTTGCGGTATTTTTTTGGTTATAGCTTCTATATTTTTAAAATTATGTTTTACTTTTATATTACAATTAAAATTAATCATTTCTGCATCTTCTCCAATATATATAATATTGTACTACCTATTTTTAGAATATCTGTTACATAATACTCTGGAATAAAGTCTTCTAGATTTGATATATCTTCAAATGATATTCCATCGCCTTTATTTATAAAATATTTTTTGGTAGTTCGTGCTTTATATCTACTGTAGTCAACTTCACCAGTAGATTTTTTATCAAGTTCATTTACATCTTGCTGAATGTTTAGATAAGCTATACCAGTATTGTTTTCCTTTGCCAGTTTATATACTTCCAATTTATTCAAATCTTTTACCGACATTTCATTTATCTCTTTTACTGTTATTCCTTTTCCTTTATATTTCCACTTTTTTTCTGTTTCACCATGATCCTCTATCTCTTTGTACTCTGATATATATACCTTTGTTAAATCTCGTAATAACATTAAGGTAACCTCCTTAAACCAGTTTTTATAATGTTATTTCTTAATTTATCTATAACATCTTCAAACGAACTTGAAATAGAACCTTCACTGCGATTTGTTAATCCTTCTGAACCTCTTGATAAATATATTGCCTTTACAGCTTTTTTTATATGTGGAAATAATTTTACATCATCTTCTGGTCTCTTAGAAATATCAGAGGCAATAGAGCTTACTTCCTCGAATATTTCTTCTAATACATTATCGTCCCCCATATAATTGGGTCCTAAATCATTTATTATTTTTCCTATATTATCGTCCATTTTCTATTGCCTCCTATTTCTAGGCCATTGAAGCAATCGTTGTTACCCCTGCTTTTTTAGCCTTATTCTCTGAATTAACTTCAACAATTACTATTTTTTGTCCTGTTGTTGCTGTTATTTCATCTGTTCCATTCCAAGCTGTGTATCCAGATGTACAAACTGCATCATATTCTGGCATTGTTGGATTTGCAGCTGCTTTATATTTATAACTATTTCCAGAGCTTAAAGCTGGTGTAACAGTTATTTTTGTTTTTCCTGTTGAAGTACCTGCTACTGATTTTACAGTTAATTCAGCAAGTTTAGCATCTGTTACATAAAAAATAGTATCTTCCATTAGTGCTTTTGTTCCTTTGTATAAGAAATCTTCTAGCGCTACAGCATCATCAAATGGTACTTTCTCAGCTCCATATTCTGATACATAGAATGGTTGAGCAATAGCTCCATCCATCATTACGACAGCTTTTACGCCATCTGGCAATCTTGTTGATTCATAAACTCTAACAGAATCATACATACCAATTGCTTGTTCTTTTGGATCTGTTCCATTTGGTAACTCATCAAGAATCTTTTTCATACCTTTTCTGTATTCACTATCTACAACAATAACTAATAAGTCTGATTCTATTCCATCTATAAAATCATTCTTTAAAGTTCTCGCTTTTTGTAATAAAGTGTCAATTGTATCTTGAATGTTATCTTTTGCAGGTATTTCTGTTCCTTCTAATACTCTTGCAAAGAACTCTCTATCTAGATATCTTATTATAGCTGATTGATGATTTACCTTTCTTTTTTCAGCCATACCATCGATACCATAAAGTTTTACATCTTTTCCTTGTAATTCTTCTACAATTTCTTTATCTGTATCAATAACAACTTTTACTGGTTTAGCTTTTACTTTATCGCCTTTTCCAGCAGCTCTTGCAGTACCCTTATCTTTTAATTCTGCATTTACAAATCTTTTATATTCAATTACTCCACCTTCTGGATTTCCAGAACCATTTTTGGCTTTTATTTGTTCTGATACTGCTCTTGCAGCAACATTTTCTAGCACTCCACTTAATACTTGTTTTAAATTATCCTTTGTTTTACCATCTTGTAGCATTATATTTAATGCCTCTTGTGTAATTTCTCCCATTTTTAATTCCTCCTATTATTTTTTAATAACTTGCTCTAGCTATTGATTTATTTTGTGTATTATCAATACCTAATTTTTGAGTTGGAGTATCTTCTTTTAACCTTTCATTTACTGTTTTTTCAACAGCTTTATTAAAAGCATTTGAAACCTCTTCTATTTTTGAATTGATTTCCTCTGCTTTTACTGTTTCAAAGTTAAAGAAAGTTAATAAAGATATATCCAATCCTTTTTCACTTGCTATTTTAGTTGCCTGTTCTTTCAATTTATAAGCATTTAATTCTGCAAGTGCTTTTTCCTTACCTTCTTTTTCTTTTTGTGCTTGATATTCAAGCCTTTGTTCTTTGTTCATTTTTGCTAGTCTTTCAGCTTCTGATTTCTCAGCATCATTTATTGTTTTCCAATTGTCTTGTGCTGTTTGTATAGCCTGTTGAACTCTTCTGTCAAATTCTGCTTGATTTTTTTTATCTTTTTGTAAAAAATCATCAAAAGTTACAGAATTATTATTTGTTTCTACATTTTGGTTATTTGCTCCCGCTGGTTCATTATTTGCCCCAGTATTAGCGTTATTTGGATTATTGTCTTGTCCTTCCATTTTCTACTCCTCTTGCCCCAGCCATTGCCTAAGCCCCAGCCATTGCGAATTTGTATTCTGTTGTTCTTTATCGCCTGCAATCAGTAAAAAGGCATAAAAATAAGACGTACGTCTACGTCTTTGATTTATAATCATAAAATTTTAATAACTTATTTATTTTTTTCTTTCACATTAAGATATATTGCATATCCTATTATTCCTGTTAACTCTGTCAATATTGTAGCTATTACTCCACACCAAAATGGATTTACATACATATTATTTTTCCTCCTTATCCTCATATGTTGCTATATAATTCTTCTTTATATCAAAGTTAGTTATTTCATCTGATGTTAATTTTGCATTAATTTCAATATTAGAGACAAATTTCAAATCATTTGTTATATCATCAGCTCTTTTTATGAGTTCTTGTCCTATCGCCATAATAGATTTTTTTACTTCTTCTTTGCCTATTGGTACTAATTGTTCTCCCATTCCTCCACCTTCTTTCCATAATATTAATATCCAGCCTTTTATTTTTTTACATATATCAGATAGCTATGACACCAATGGAAAAAATTATTGATAGGCGGCATATTTATACCTTGTACAAGTCCAAAAATATGTAATTTTTCTTGCTTTATGTCTTTTAGTGATGTTCCCATATATCTTGTAAAATCATTATAATCGTTTATATTAAATATCAGTCTATCCATGTTCATACACATCGGGGTAACGTAGTCACATAAATCCGAAATAAATTGTACTTTAGCATTTTTATCTAATAATTTTATCCCTTCTACAATACATTTATTGTTTATTCCTATCATTATTAAGTCCATGTTTCCAGACATTTTTTCACCATTTATATTCAATTTTGTCCTCTGTTGTTTTTTTATTATGTTTTGAAATTCTATATTGTCTACACTATTTTCTTTATTTTGCATAATATTTATTAAGCATTGTTTATAAATCTGCTGTGCATTATATCTTATTGCAACCTCTATATTCTGTTCAAATGTATATCCATTGTATAGTGATTGGTCCAATAACGCAAAAAACATAGCCATTGAAATTATTGATGGCTTTTTATGTTTATCTACTTCTTTTTGTCCGTTCTTCATAGTAATAATTTGCATCTTCATACATTATTTGTTTCTCTTGCTCTTCTAATTTATTTTGTTCTTCTATGTATACAAAATAAATAAGCAATTCTAGTATTTCGCTGTTTTTTACTCTTGTTCTTTTATAAATGTTATTTGCTAATACAGTAAAATAGTTATTATTCTTTAATAGTTCTTGTTCTTTCCAACCGCTCTATATATGTATTTATTCTTTTCTTAGTCTTATTATCTGTTATATTGTATATGTTCTCTGATGTAAAATTAAATGTATCAAATATTTCTCGAAGTTTATTTTGAGTTTGACTGTTTGTCTTTTGATATATCATTTTTAGTTTTTGCATCTGCTGCTTGTGATACTTCCATATTTCCATTTATATCACCCACTTTTTCATTAATATCCTTTGATTTATTAGTTCCTTCCATTTGAGCTATATTTTCTAAATTTTTTTGAATATTTTCTTGGTTTTGTTTATCTATTTCAGCAAGTTCTGATTCGGCATCTAAGCCCAATGGCAAATGACTTATAATCGATTTGTCACTTATTAATCCTCTTAATTTTAACCAGGCATTTGTAAGACTTTCTGTATCTGTAGGTAAATTACGTATTAATATAACATCTATGTCTCTAAAGTCATATTCTTTGCCTTTTTTTAAATTTATTCTTGCAGTTATCATCTCCCACATTCTTAAGTATTCTTTTCTAAACAAATGATGTGCTTGTTGTAACACCTGTTCCAAAGGAAAAAACTTCTTTTCCAAAGCTGCTGAGTTGTCAGCATCTGTGAACCCTTGGTCAGTTACGTTTGGTACTCCAGAAATCATAAGTGCCATATCCAAACATGTTTTTTTATGATTTTCTGATGCCGTATCATTTATATCTTTTATAATCCAATCAATATCTCCATCTTTATCTGGAGTATAGAATACTTTTGCATTTAAAACTGCTTCATCTTCTTGCACCCTTGCTGGATTTTTTGTCATTACTGTATTGCCATTTTCGTCTTTTTGTTCTTCTCCTTTTTCATTTAGTAATGGCATTAGAGGATCGTTCATTGGTGAAAATCCAGTTACTTTTAGTTTTGCATTATCATTATAATCGAATATATTTGCATTATTTTCAATTACTTTTTCGTTTTTATTTATTAGGGTCATAACATTTTCAAAAAAAGCCATTCCATAAGGATTTTCTACAGCAAAACATGGTAAATCAGTCCACCTTACTGGTGTGTTAGTACCATCTACTTCTTCAAACTTATATTCAGCGTTTTCGGTAATATTTTTCTTTTCCACTCCATCAACAAATTGCTTTTTATAGTCTTTAGTTATTATTTCTAAATGTGTCTCAATTCCACCTGTTGCTGTATTTTCGTACCAACATCTTAATAACCCTACTTTCGTACTTGGCACATCATAATTCCATATTGCAACGGCGTTCAAACTAGAAATATTGGCATATACTTCTTCATTGCTCTTGTTTTCATATACCAATCCATAGCACGCTCCCGTAGTAATATAATCAAGCACACAATCATAAAAAAAGCTACCATTGTCATTATATTTTGCAATATAATCAATAATAGCTTGATAGTCTTCTGGATCATTCTTTTCTCCAAAAATCCTTTTAAATATTCTATTTAAAACCCCTTTTTGAGTTTCATTTATGTTTTTAACTTTAAATTGAGGCTCTTTTCCTCCAAAATATCCACTTGCAATAATACTTATATAATATTCAAGTGCAACAACAACATCCTTTTGGTCATATTTTCTTGTAAATCTATCTTGTAAATATTTTCTGTGCATAAATATTGGCAATGCTTTTCCCCATAACACACTTATATTTTGATTTACATTTGCTTCACTTAAAAACTCATCTTTATACTGTATTTTTTCTACAAAACTCATTATTTTTCTCCTTTACATTATACTGTTATATCCAAATTGTATTGTATTTGGTCTTGGATGTTCATAAACTCCCGTCAAGCAATCTTCGGCATCATCATGTTCGTTCTTTCCTGTTCTTACATAATGTTTTAAATGTTTTGCAAACTCTGGCCATCTATCTTCCCAGTTTATTGGGAAATATATATTATTCATTACACCTGTTGAATTGCTTAATATTCTTGCGACTTTATTTTCTCCTTGATGAAACCAATTTACTTTTGTGTGAGTATTTTTTAACTGTTTTAATTCTTTTTGCACATTTCTTGCAAATCCTCGTCCACCATTATTACTTTCTATGTTTGCATTTCCCACATTATCTTTTGTTAACATTTCTGCAACTGCTGGTTCTGTTATTTCCATTGCTTCTTGTGTATAAATAACATCTAACACATAATATTCATTATTATACATCTGATAATCTATTGAGCATAAAAAGTCGTCGCCTTCGTCTGCTGTATCTGTATAATTCATAATGTAGTGTGCTGGTGGCAATTTTTCATATGTTTTAAATTTACTATATAGCCTATTTTTTACATCTATTGGTTCTTGTTGGTAGTTAGCATATATAATGTCTTTGTTCATGTTTTTAGTCTTAAATTCATAATCTTCTTTACTTAATACATCTTTACACAACATTGAGCCATCTTCTTGTACAGCTTTGTAATTTATATGCCTTACATTAGGATAATTTTCCAATATGTAACCTGCTAAATCACTACTAGACCATCTTGTCATAATAATTATTAGCTTAAATCCATTTTCAGTTCTTGATAACATTGTATTGTTGAACCAATCTATATGATTTTTTAGTGTATTTTCGTTATAAGCTTCTTTTGCATTCTTTATAAGGTCATCGATTATCATTATTGTACATCCAAAACCTGTTGCAGTACCTGTTGGTGATGTTGCTAGATAATTCGATACTTTACTACCAGCTAATGCCCATTTTTTTTGTGTAGCTTCACCATCTTTAATTTTTGTATTAGGAAATATATCATTATATACAATTACGCCTTCTGTTCTTTTAGAGGCTATTGTATCTCTTACCGATTTTGCAAATGAACTTGACAAATCTTCATTATATGATCCTGTCATTATTTTTTCATTTGGATTTATTCCTAACACCCATTCTACAAATTTTCCAGCTGTTCTGGATTTACCGATGTCTAGGCGGCATATTAATTACACATACTTTTTCATCACTCTTATAAAAATCTTGTAATTGATAGCATAAATCTTTTAAAAAAACTCGTTCTTCTTTATAAAAATCAGAGGCGGTTAATTTACAATACTCAAAAAAATCACGTCTAGCTAATTCTAAACGTGCTTGTTTTTTTAATTCTTCTCTTATATCATTGTCCATTCAGTATCTTTCTCAATTCTTCTGTTGACATTCCTGAAAACGGATTGTTTGTATTGACATTGCCATCAATTGTTACCTTCTCTTTAAACATTCCTAAATGCTTTCCTAACAATTCAAGAGCTTTTGTTTTATCTAATAATTTTACTTTTCGAGTATCTCCTATTCTTTCTCTGTTATCTCCATATCCTTCATATTCTTCTAAAGTTTCAAGTGATGATATTGCTCCTGCTGTATCATTATCCATATCAGATATGTTTTTTAATAGTCCATTTTCTGTATATAGTTTTCTTATATCCAAAAATGCTATTTTGGATAACTCTTTTATTACCATATCTTGTGTAACTTCCGTACGCTTTTCTATTTCTTTTTGTTTTGCAGATATGTATTCTTGTACCTTAACATTTCTTAACAGTCTACTTGATGCAGCATTTGCTGTTTCATCTTTTTTACAATTAGAATAAGCAACCTTATATGCTCTCGTTGCATTAAGGTCTATTAAATACTCATCACAAAATCTTTTTTGTGCATCTGTCATATAAGATTACCTCTCTTTCTGTTTAGTCTTTGCAAATATCCACTCTGTATGGTTTATTATGAATTTCATTTTTCTTTTCTTCTTTTGGCTGTTTGATTTCTTTTTTGTATTTAAAACAATTAATATAATTTTTGCATTGCTCACATTTTCTTTTCATACAATTGAAATAATTAATGTTGTCTCTCATAATTAATACACTTAGTACATACCGTATTGGCATTTTGAAATACTCTTATTTCGCAATCGAACTTATTTTTGTTTTTGCATTTGTTGCAATGCTCTTTTATGTATTTTTGTATTCTTTCTTGATTCGTCATATGTACCACCTTCTTTTTATATTTTTTTTGGTTGCGACTGCAGGAGTTGAACCTGCTTTCTTTAGTTTATGAGACTAACGAGATTGCCGTTTCTCTAAATCGCCATATATAAGCTTGCTAGGAAAACTTTGGTATGAATCAATTTATTTTTTTAAGGAGATGCTGAATGTCTGTCAGCATTTTATATTAATTACCTAGCATATTAATATCTGTTTTTGCGTTAAAAAAAGAGCCTATTAAAATAAGCTCTAACTAAATTTTTTATCTTTTTTATTAATCATTTCGTCTAATCTATCCATTAAACTTTCGATTTCTTTCTTTTTTTCTTCATCTGTTTTGTTATTTATTTCTAACAAATAATATGCGTATTGTCTGATTAATTTTTCATACTTTCCTATTTCTTTGTCAATTTTATTTTTTATTTGTTCTTTGTATTGGCTTTCAATCTTTTCTTCATCAATTTTATCTAAATCTTCAGTTATTTCATTTTCTTTTTGAGAAATTTTTTCTTTCAATTCATAATTGGGCACACTAATATTTATATTACTATTATTTATTCTTCTCAAATCCCAATCTTTAATTTTATCTAAGTACTCCTCATATTTCTCTACTTTTCTTAATTCTTCCTTTCTTTTTTCTAAATTATAATTCCAATTTAAATTCATTTATATCCCTCCTCAAAATTTTATAGTCAAATTATATCATAACATCTAAAAAAATATTTAAAAATTATTCATTTTTTGATTAATTTCAATTTTAAGGGCCTTATCACTTGGTCTTTGAGCTAGTATTTAACTAACTGTGATTTTTTTCATTATATATTAAAACACACTTTAATGTCGTCTTTCAACCTCTTTTATCGTGCTATCAAATCTGTCCAGTGCTGTTCCATGAACCTTGCATGTATATTTATACTCATATCCCATTTCACTTGCTACCGTTACCAGTTTCTTTCCTTGTATGTATGCCTTAAATAATATGTTTTTATATGGGTAATCTAATTTATTTACTACTGCTACGATTTCTTTCTGTTTTTCTTTTTCTCTTACTATAACATCCATCAACTCATTGAAACAATCTTCTAACTTTGCTATATTTTCTGCTTCCGTATCATATATTCTTCTACTTCCTTTGGGCATATCCGATAATATCGAACCTAATTGATTAATCGTCTCTTTTTGTTCTTTTATATACTCAATTTGGTCTTTAATCCATATTTTGTCATTTTTGTAATTTATCAAATCTTGTCTATCCATCTTTTGTTTCTCCTTTCTTCTCTTTAATAATTTCTTTTCTGAAATCAAATAGTATGTCATAAGCTTTGTTGACTCTTTTTTGATTTGACAATTTGTTATAATCTTGAAAGTTTATGTTTTCTAACATTTTCATAACTTCTTCCGTTACTTCCTGTACATATTTTAACTTCATAGTTTTTCTCCTTGTTAACCGCTTCTTTTGATTTTATTTCTCTATATATTTCAGAAATATTTCTAGTAAAAACTTCATTGTGCTTGTCTTGAATTTTAACTGCATTTAATACTGCTTTTTGTATTTGTGCTTTATATTTTAAGTATATTTTGTATCGTTTTTTCAAAACTTACCACTCTCTATTGTTGATTTTTAATTTTTCTTTATCTGTTACTAATACTATTGAATTATCATCAACTGCAATTAATTCTACACCTGTACTGTCATCAATCCATAATTCATAGTTTTTTAGTTCTTCATCAGATAAACCATTTAAAATTGCTTTTAATTTAACTAATATTCCATTCATTTTTTATTCTCCTTTCGATTAATGCTTTTCGAACTTCTTTTTCTGTCATAAATCATCCATCCTCTAAATCATCAAATAGTTCCTCATATTTTTCTATCTCGTTCAAACGATTTAGTATCTCTTTTACTTCATCAGCTGATAATAATTCAATGTAATCCTTATCTTTATACGAGATATTAGATTCTCTAACATATTCTCCTATATGTAAAAAAAACTTTCCTTTTTGTGTTTTGTATAATGTATGCTCATATTTTGGATATGTTTTAAAAAATACACCATTATGTTCTATCGGTTTTATATATTTAATTATTTCTTGAGCTTTTTCTGTATCATATATTTTGTTATTTAACAAATATCTTCCCATTCTGTTTTTCCCTTCTTTCTTCTATTAGTTCAAAATCTCTAAATATCTTTTCTGTTACTTTATATATTGCGCCTTCAAAATCTTCATCATAGTTATTCGTTAATTCTTCTTTCGCAGATTCATAACTGTTAAATTTGTCTGCATCATCTATACTTGCTATCATTCCATCGTTCATAAAACTTAAATTTCTTTTGTCTAATATTACATAATACTCTTCTCCCATAATCTAATTCCTTTCTTTTATTAATTCTTGTAAATTGTCAATAAACCACATTAATGTTTGCATTATTGATATTTTTTCCTTATTTTCATAATACTTTGATAAATCTTTATTAACATCATTTATATATTTATCAATTTGTTCATCTAACTTGTTATATTCTTTTTGTATTTCTTCTAACTTGTCTTTTACTTTTTGTTTTGAAATACTATTATTGTAAATATTACAATATCTTGAACTCCAATAACAATTTGCCTCTTTGATGTTTTTATTTTCTTGTTTTAACTCCTCATTCTCTTTTTGCAGTTTTTCTACATCAAACTCTAATTCGCAGTTTTTATTGCTCATTTTTGTTTGTTCTTCGTTTATTTCTTCACAATATTTTTTCCAGCCTTCTATGTCTTTTCTTAACAATTCATTGTCTTTTAATACTCTTTTATAATCTGATACGATCTTTATACTTTCGGTTAAGGCTTTGATGTCTGGGCCACAATTCATACAACTTCCTCCAGCACATTCTATTATTTCTTTTTGCTCTTTACGAACTTTCAATATTAATTCTAATTGTTTTATTATCTCTTCTATACTATTTTTTTTCACTTAAAACACCTCCTTATACTTTTTTCTGTATATTTTTTGATATGCTTTTACTTTCTCCGAATTTTTTTCGATATATTTTTTTCTATAATCTGAATATTTTTCATTTATTTCTTTTTTATGTCTTTGATAAAATTCTTTATGTACTTGTTTTTCCCTTTGTTTTTTGCATTCATCAGAGCAACAAACAGTTACTTTCATTTTAGCAGTAAACTTTTTACCACATATAACACATTTTTTTATTCCAATGCTCTTTTCTAAAAATGATATATAATCAACTATGACATTTGCTCTTTCCTTTTCTTCATCAGTTCCATGCATTAAAACCTCACCATAAAAAACATTTATCCATTTATCTATTTCATTTATATTTGTTATGCTCACTCTATCCACCCCAATTTTTTTCAACTCTTCAAACATCTCATCTGCTGTTTTTTCTTTCATTATGTATTACTCCTCTCTCAATTAATTGTTTCGCCTATGTAATCAGCATAAACATAACCTTTTCTTCTTACATTTTTGCAAAAAGCATTTATTCCGTCTTTTTCAATTATGTTTAAATAATATTCTATTAATTTTTGAGTTTCTGGATGAAATATTCTTTCTTTTTTACATTTATTATAATATCTTAATGGTTCACTATATGCCTTGTCATAATCCACTTTTTGCTTTGAATATACTATTCCAGCACCTAACCAATCACATATCATCTCAATTACATAATCATACGGAATTTTACAAGGTGTATTCTTATAAGTTCCTATATTGTCAATCCAATATTCCCAATGATGTGGGTTATGTCCCTTATGGTGTTGCCATGCCAGACTATATCCTTTTTCTTTCTTTTCTGCATCGATTGGACTGCTCGTTCCTTGAAAGTATTTTGCACTACTACAAAATTCGGTTATTCCGTATTTACTTAAATCATGCAATAATCCTCGTTTAATTTTTCCACATTTAAAGCAAAATTTCATAACATAAAATTTATGCTTTGTTATGGTTTTAAAATGTTTTAAATATTTTTCTATATTACTCATATCTTATTTACTCCCCCTTATCTTTATGTAAATGTATCCCTTGTTTTTGTATATCAATATCTTCTAATTGTAATTTTATATCAGGTCTTTTTCTGTGAATATAAATCATTAGACATTGTCTAAAAACCTCTGCATTTTTCATATTATCTATAAAAACAAGTATTACTCTGTATAATAAAATTAAAAATAATAATATTGTGCAAATACTTCCAGTTATTAGGGCTACTAAAAATAAAATATTTTTAATTACTTCTATCATATCTTATTTGCTCCTCCTTCTTACGATATGTTAAACAACTACAAGTATTATCAGCAGGTATAAATGTATCACTAGAACCATCAGCATAAAAACTAATAAGCGTATGCTTAGCTTTGCATTTATAAGCTGGTTTATCACCTAACATAAAATTTTTACACTTTGTTTTACTTCTAAATTTACAATCTTCCTTTTCACAAAATAACATATCTATTCTCCTCCTAATCAAACCAACCAAATATTGTTGGTGTACTTTGTCCTGCTACTCCTATTGCCCACTCGTTATGCCACTCTAAACTAATTATAAATTTACAAATATGTGCTAATTTATTTTTGTTTTTTGTTTTAAATGTTATAAATAATATTTTATTTTTAGACTTATATTTTTTAATATACTTTTCGATTTCTTTCAATGTAGTGTCGCTATCTATAGATTGCTCCATATCGCTTAAAAATTCTTCAAGTTCTTCATATTGCTTTTTATTAAGTGTATGTACTAATTTATAAAGATAACTAAAATATTCATAACACTCCTTTTCAGTTCTCATCTTCTCCTACTCCTTCATTTCTTGATAAGATATTCTCTCAATTCTTTCAATTGTTGTGCAGTATATATATCCGATTTCGTGATATATATCATTTGTTGTAATTACTTCTTCAATTATTTCGTAATCATTGTAAAATAAATTATATTTTTTAATCCATAATTTATATTTTTTCATTTTCCCTCCTACTTTTCTGGCATTTCGTATACTTTCGGAATATTAAATACATTTGGTTGTATAGCCATATTTCCTTGAACTAAAGACGCTCCACCTTTTAGTAGCAAATAATTTGAATATTCTTTAACTATCTCTTGCAACACTTCCTTTGCCCTTTCTTCTGTATCATATTTTCCAATTCCAAAATGCTCATCTCCCACGCAGTCTACATAAATTATAGTTTTCTTTTTAGTTTCAAAATCAGTACTCAATCTGATTACTAATATGTTATTAAAATTTATAATTCCATCTTTTTCTTGACTAACTATTATCATTTCTTTTCCTCCACACATTTTAAATTTTCAACTTTTCTTGTACTCCTGAAATTTCTTTCAAGTTACTTTTCTGGCTATTTATGTACTTACATACTTGTAATCCTTTGAAATCAAGCAACTCCAGTCTGTTACACCCGTGTGCATAAATTGTCTCTAATTGCTTTTCCACACACTCCACCGCAATTGTGGATAATTATATTTCATAATTCCTCCTAATCAATTTGCGGAATATGTTCCATATTTTCAGCTGTCATATCCGCTAAATAATATCTCTTAAAACTTACATTCTCGCCATATCTATTCTTTTTACTCTCCCATTCGGTCCTGAATACATATCCTTCTTTCTGTAACTGATCTATTCTTGCCCCTAACTGCATTACTCCCAGGTCCTGATAGGCTTCCCAACTCGTAATACTTCCAAATTGTCTAATATAATTTATTATTCTGTCTTTTTGACTTACTTTCATTTGTCCCCTCCTTAATACTCATCTAAATACATTTCGCACCATTCTAGATTTTTATATAAACTTTTAAATTCTTCTTTTCTATGGTTTTGATGTAAACTATTCCCCAATCTGCTTTTTACATCTGCAATTTTAGGGATAAATTTAACTTCTTTTATTGTCTTGCTCACAGAATTTTTAAAATTATCCGCTGATACATTCTTAAACTCTTCAAACCATAACTTTAATTCTTCTGATGAGAATTTTTTATTGTAAGCTGTTTGTATTTTTATCATTTGCTCTACAAAATCTTTTCTCTGCATTAAAACTCCTCCAATTTATTGACATCTTTTTTCTTGAAATCTTTATTTTCTTTTTGTGCTTCTATTAATGTCTTTACTCCCATCTTGCTCCAATTATTTAAAATTGCTTTTATATAGTTTATAGTTCTTTTATTTGCCTCTACTGCCAATTTCATAGCATAAATAATTACTTCGTAGTCCATTTCTTCTCTATAACTTTCTAAAACCTCTAATCCGATACGGTGTTAAAAGTCCTATATTGTTATTATAAAAATCAATGATTTCATTTGAGCCGTCGCCACAACTGTCGCTCTTATCTCTACTACTCTTACCTATACTAACCTCTTCTATACTATTCTCTTCTATACTGTGTCTACCGTTGGTTTACATCTGGTATACCAGCATTTGTATTTAAGTTATATATTCCATTTTCATCTTCTATGAGGCATTTCTTTTCTTCTTTGTATATTGTCTCTACATACCTATCTTTTCTTATATAATTATTTAATTTCCAATGTCTTATAACGACTATTCCACTTTCGAAAGGTATAATAAATTCTTTAGAGAACAATATTTTTAAATCATCTTCGTTTGCTCCTATTATTCTTATGATTTTTTTTGGATTGCTGACAAATCCATCATCGTCAGCTCTCATTCCTAGATGGAAATATAAATTTTGAGTAGATTGTGGCATTTCAAGAAATAAATCAGTATCTATTATCCCTAAATCAAACATTCTCTTTCTTGCCATTGTTTTCTCCTCTCTTGTAAAATGTTACCTCTGCTGTTCTAATCATCTAAATTACTTTTTCCATATCTTTGAATAAATTCTTCTTTTGTTTTTCCGTAATATTCCCTGTATGCCTTTTCCGCTATTTGTTTCAAATATCTATTAAACTTGTCTCCATTCTTGCCGTGTACACCGTTCGTACCCTCATGCATTTCTTGTGTTAAAAATACAATTAAACCATCATCTATGCTTTTTTGTCTGTATGCTTTTCCAAAAAATACTTCGTGTCTATGTAAGTAAGGTTTTCTGCAAGTACTGTAAAACGGGTTTAATGGCATAATGCAAAATTCTTCTTTTTTCATTTATTATTCCAACTTTCTAATAAACTTTTTATTTCTGCCTTTGATCTTGTAGGTATATTTTGTAATTCACACTCGCTTACTAAACCATCAATTAATATTGACATTTCTTTTGAATCCATTTCTGAACTACCTTTGTAAACTTTATAGTGTTTGAATATTTTCCCGTTCAAAATCGATTCTCCCGCTTCTGCGTAATATTTAAAATATGGTTTTACATCTATATCAGCAACCACGCTTACCATTTCGCTTTGTCCATACCTTTGTAGTAGTCTAAAATACATCTCTTCTTTATCCGTCCTTAATACGTTTGCTAATTCAGTTGTAAGTTCCCAGAAATAATTATTTGCATTCAAACTTCTTTTCTTTTTGTATTCTTTTATTTCAAATTGTTTATCTTTGCTTTGTTCTAGTAAATAAGTTATTATTTTATTACTTGTTCCTATCATTCCTTATTTTCCTTTGCTAATTGTTTTGTACTGCTTTCATTTAATGCATTTTCTATTGAGCTATAATCTTTTACTTCTAAAACTTTTGGTAAATTACCTATTCTTGATTTTTTTACAATTGCTTTTGTTTCATCTCCGCTTTTTTCTAATTGAATTACTATATCCATTAAGTATTCAACAATATCCAAAGCATCATATGTAAGCCCGACTGGTTGCATTTTTCCGTCCTTTGTATCCCATACATTTTTAGCTCTTGCAACTAGAATTAGATTCATCGGTACATCTTTTAATTGATTTAATACTGTTCTTGACATCTCTCTTCTGTATGCATACCATTTCGTTTTTTGTAGTTGATTCAATTCCTGAACTTTTTTTCCTATAATTTCTTCATATTTTTTTGCACTGACATCTTCAATGCAATCTAATAAGTCTGTAACTGGGTCTATTATTAAAGTTTTTCTGTCTGGATATTGTCCTTCTAAAATCTCAGTTATAAGGTTTACAGTTAATGTTGCTGGATTATTTGCCCTTTTTTCTGTCTTGTCTACTTCTGCCTTATAAAAATCAAATTCGTTTGCGTATAGTCTTGTACTTCCCTCTAAATCAATCACGATTGGATTTGGAGCTGATAAAGCAAACCTACTCTTTCCGCTTCCACTTTCTCCCCATACCATTATTTTTAAATTTGCATCTTCTAATGTTGCTTTTTTTGCTAATCCCATAAAATTATCCTCCTTATTTAATCCTCAAACTTGTATTATTGCTGTAAATATTTACACCTGCAGGTATTTCTCCCGTTTCTTTAAAATTATCTTTAATTTTTGTTTTATCTACTTTTACTGTAACAATCTCCGTTTTATATTCGCTAGGCACTTCATTTTCATTAACAACTTCAACAGATATCGGGCTTCGTGCAATACTTAACGTTCCTAATCCTGTTTCGATTTTTTTTATGTTATTTCCTTCCATGCACTCTTTTACGTATTGTTTAAACTTAGATAATCTGTTTTCCCAACTCTTTCTTCCTGTTGCTATTCTGTTTTCTTCTTCTTTCATTGCATTTATTGTTAATTCTATATTTCTAAAATAACCTATAATATTTTGACTCTTTTGTTGTAATAATAATGTTAGTTCCTGCTCTATTTGCTTTTTATCTTCTTCATTTATTTCGTCATTTTCCATCAAAGACGGAAAGGCACTTGTTATTTGATATAAACTTAAATTATTCATTTTCTTCCATTGCCTCCAATTCTATTTGTTTATTAATCAATCTTTCATTTAATTTTTCAGACAAATCTGATATTAAGACAAACTCTTCTTCTGTTACATTATCGCAATCTACTGCATTATTTTTAAAATCTTCTAAGTTATTGCGACACTTTGTTAATAAATCTACTTCTATTTTTAAATCCTTCATATTTTTCTTTCCTCTCTTGCACTCTTTTCTAAAATTTGATATAATTAGTAAAGATACATATATCTATGTTATTTGTTTGAGTTAGTTAGATTGCCGTCTGCTAACTCTTTTTTGTATTTGTTTAAAATGTTATGATATTTTTCTGATATGTTTGCTATTGTTGATCTTATTTTGTTTTCTTTTATTTGTATTAGATCATTATCACTTACTTTTATATAAAGTGTTTTTAATCTTTTTGGCATTGTTATTCCCTCCTTTACTTTTTGTTTTCCACCTGATATAATTTTGTCGAAAGGTGGTGTGTATAATGCAACTAAATCAAGATTGTATTAGAGACTTATTGCTTTATCTTGAAGCCAATTTATCTTATGAAAACAGTATTCATATTAATGGTCTTCATTTGAATAACTACTCTGCAAATGACTTAATATATACTGCAGATAAACTGAACGAAGCTAATTACATAAAATGCATAAAGAGTCCCTGTTTATACGAAGATGTTCCTGTTCTTATTGTTACAGATATAACTTACTCTGGACATCAATTTTTAGATACTATTCGAGACCAATCAATTTGGGAGGATACCAAGGCTAAAGCTTCCAAAATTGCTTCTATTTCTATTCCTATACTTCAAGAATTAGCAACTAGTTTTCTAAAAGCTAAACTTGGTCTGCCTTAATTTCATATTTATCTAAAATATCTAGTGCTTTTTCATAATCCGTGCTAGATATTTTGTTTTGTTTTAATCCATCTGTTAATGTTTCTCTTACTGCTGCTTTTATTGTTTTTTGCATACATTCTTTACTAAAGTACAAATCTTTCGCGTTAGATACCAAACTCATTATTAATAATTCCATTCTCTTCTCCTCCTACTTCAAATATCCAATTGTGCTTATCCAGCTAACTCCACATATTAATACCTTTTGCAAAAACATTCCAATTGCAAATGCATTTAATCCTATCAATGCTGCTGTTTCTAAATTTACTTTTTTTACTTTTTTACTTTTGTTCTTCTTCATTTCTATTTACCTCATTACTTTCTAAAAATTTTAAAAATTTACTTTTTATTATTATGTACGTCCATTTTGTTTTGTTCTCTTTTGGTGGTATTGCAACTCCGAAATGGGAACTTATTTGCTCTTAATCCTGCTCTTATTGTTTCTGCAGTTGTTCCCAGAATTATTCCAACCTGTTGCGGTGTTATTCGTTCCATTTTTTCCAAACTTCTCACCTCTTTTCTTTTTTGTATCGGATTGCGGTTATTTTTGTTGCGTTTTCGCAACTGTGTGTTTAAAAAAATATGCTTTTATTTCATTTTCGGGTATTTCTAATATTTTACACGCATCTAATATTTCTGATTGTTTAAACTCTATTTTACCATTAAGTTTGCTATATATCGTAGTTTCACTTAGTTTCATTCTTTGTGCAAAACTTGATTGGTTCCCTGTTTTTTCTGTAATTCTCCCTTTTAGTTTACTATAATCGTATATATATCCCAT